GCAAGCCGTTCATGGGTGGACACATTGACCGTAAGGTTATAGGTCAGAACAAGATACTTGAGTGTAAGATATCTTTCACCATGAACAAGTGGGGCAAGGATGGTAGCTGTGAGATCCCACCTTACTACGTCAGTCAGATCAAACATTACTGTGCAGTATTCGGGTACAACGAAGTTGATCTGGCTGTTATACACATGGTACACAGTCCAAGTTTCCGCTTGCATAAGTTTGAGTTCAGTGATGCGGAACTGATTGAGTACAGGGATAAGGCATATGAATTCTGGACATATGTTGTTAAGGATACTGAACCACCAATAGGTAAAGGCGAAGGCACAAGAGAAATGTTGCGTGAGCGTTATCCTATGGCTGAGACTGGTGTCCATGCTGTGGCTAATGATAATATATTGGAAGCTGTTACTGCATATGGTGGCATCAAGACTGCTATTAGAACGATGAAGACTGACCAGACAGAGTTCAGCAACCAGATCATTAGGCACATGGAAGTAAGTGAAAGTTTATTGAATCCACAAGGCGAAGAGATCGCCACATTTAAGAACGACACCAAAGGTGTCAGACGTTTAACAATTAAATAGGAGATGTACAATGGCTGAAAAGAAACAAGCATTCGTTACACCAGTAGGTGAGGTAAAACATCCTTGGGTAGTTGAACCATGCAAGTGGGACAATGACAAGGGACGCAGTGTCAGGGCAGAACGTGATGACTTGAACGCTTACTATAATGTAAACATTACATTTGATGCAGACACGTTTGATGATTCGGATTTTAAGGAAACACTTGACAATCTGTGGGATGAACACAAGAAACAATGGGCAGGTAAGTTTGATAAGGAACGCCCACCTTATAAGAAAGATGATGAAGGGATGTATGTCATCAAGCCACGCAGGAAATCTGCGTTCATGAAAGACAAGCAGGTGCAACAGTTTCAAGCACCACATCTGTCAGACTGCTTGGGTACTACCGACTTAAGGGATTACTTTGTCAAGGGGGTGCTACCTGCTACTGGTTCTACTGCCAGAGTTAAGGTATCTAGTTATCTTCCTGCTCCAACGAAGAATCCACAGACTAAGGAGAAGGTACTCAAGTTTGAACTCGATCTATTAGCTCTCCAATTCTCTGACTTGGTTGAGTTCAAGTCTGGCGGTAGTGGACTTGGAGCTATCGATGGTGTGCCTGTCATGGCTGGTATGGATGACGATGACATTCCTATCTAGAGATTTCTTGGGGCTACCTTAACCTGTGTCCCGTGTGAGAGTGGACAGGAACAAAAAACGGCTTACCTGCTTATAACAAAACGTAAGTCAACTCTGATGCCCCAGTGTTGTATTTCATAAAATCTCAGACAAGGTAGGCAAGCTCTCAAAGGATGTCTTAAGGCAAAGGCGTGGATAATTCATCAGCCCATTGGTGCGGTTGATGCCACGTCTTTGCCTATCTTTTTTTAAGGAGTGACATATGATACATGACATAAAAGTATTTGATAAGCATGGCAATCTTAAGGAAGTAATCAATGGTAAAGAATATTTTGATAAGCTGTATGATGAAACCGCTAAGTCTTTTATTATAGAGCGTAAGAAAACAAAAGAAACATTCATCTGTAGGTTCTGCAAAGAATCATTTCCTCGTAGTTCACCGAATCAGTTCTGTTGTAACAAGGCAAAGTGTCGTTACCAATATGGTTTAATAAGAAAGCCACTCAAGGGTGGCAGAAAAATAACGTGTCGTATCTGCAATAAAGAAGCAACAGTAACGCATAGCAGAGCTGTTACTTGTGGCCCTAAGTGTAGTGCAGAAAACAATAGAAGAATAAATCTTGTTAATGGGCTTTCTTACAGGAAGAAAGAGAGAAGGCTGTTACTTAAAAAGAGAAAGGAGCTAGCATGTCAAAAATAAAAGATGCTACCTTTAATGAGGTGGCAGACGTACACTTGAGAATGATAACTAAGAAAACTTCTTATAAGGATCGTGAGTATATCCATAAGCTTAAGCCTTTCATTGGTGGTATACACATGAGTGAACTGATCAGACCAAAAGAAATTGATATAGATAATCCTGTGTATCCGTTGAATAAGTATGTGCTTAAGCGTTCAAAGGATTACGTTACTGCCAACACTGTTAACAAGGAGTTATCTATCCTTAATACTATTGGTAAGAAAGCGGTAAGAGAATACGCATTGATATCCAACAAGTCATGGGAGAATGTCAGGTTGTTGGATGAGAGTGAGCAGATCAGGTGGAAGTTTCTTCCAAGCACAGTCAAGTTACATCTTGAGCCTGAGTGGGAGCATGAGTTGTTGAGCTATTTGCCACGGTTAGTTCGTGACATGGCTGTGTTTAGCATTCATACAGGACAACGTGAATCTATTGTTTGTAATCTTAGATGGGAGTGGATGCATACTGATGATAATATAATATCTTATTTCCTAATCCCGAAAGCTCTTATGAAATCTGATAGACATATGAAAGAGGATGCTTGTGTTGTGTTGAATGATGTTGCGTTGAATGTTGTGCATAGATACAAGAATAACAATTCTGATTATGTATTTACTGAACGTGGTTCTACTCCATTACATAAGATTAACAATTCATCTTATCAAACTGCTAGGATGCGTGCGTCTCTTACCTATCCACAGATAGCCAAGACAGATGTGCATTCATTCAAGCGTACATTCCTTACCAGATTGACAGAAGCAGAAGTACCATATGTATGGATTCAAAGGTTGGCTAATCATAAGATGCCAGAAGTAACAGAGAAGTATGTGAAGATGAGTAAGGCTAATCGTGCTATTGCTCATGGATATTTACAGAGGCTAGTAAGAAAGGAGGAAGGATGACAGCTAAGGATGCATTAGAAGTAATGGCATCCCTGTACCAAGATCATTTTGGTGGTGGCAAGATGCCATACGGTGGCAAGGATTATCCTATCCTTACTACCATAGCCAAGCAACGAGGTGGATTTGATGAGATCATAGCAGACTTTCAATTCATGCTGAGTAGCAAGGAAGAATGGTTACAAGGTAAGAAGTCGCTTGGTTATTACATGAAGTTCTATCCTTCTATTGGTTGTCTGCGTGACACACACCAGAAGGAGAAGACTGTTGAGCTTTCATACTCAGAGATACAGAAGGCTCAGGAAGAAAAGGAAAGACTACTCAGGGAGCAATACAGAAAGGAGTTATTCGATGAGTGATATAAAGATGGCTCCGTTCAGTGAAGAATCTGAGATGTCTATCCTGTCTTCTATATTAAAGGACAGTGATATGATACATGAAGCGATGTCTAAAGTTGATCCAGATGATTTCTTAAGTAGACGATGTCGTGTTATGTATACCACCATGTTGAAGCTTGAAAGAAAATCAAAGCGTATTGATATGCTTACTGTGTGTGATCAGTTAAAGAACAATGCGTTGTTAGAGACAGTGGGTGGAATAGAATGGGTATCGATACTGGAAGATTATGTTCCAACATCCACTGCTATAGCACATCACTGCAACAAGGTACGTTCTCTAGCATTACAGCGTAAGTTTATAGGTGAGATGACTGGGTATCTTGATCAAGCACATAAGATTACAGAAGATCCATCACCGTTGCTTGAAGAAGTATACGGATCTGTATTCAGTATAATGAATCAGATAGATAACAAGTCAACAGACAAGGATGTATACACACCAAAGGATATGGCAGAGCGTGGATTTCTGGATGCAAAGAAAAGGTTTGAAGATCCAGATGCACACACAGGATTGAAGACAGGTATCCCTACCCTTGATGAACATATCAAGTCGCTTAAGGATCTGAATGTTATAGCTGCTTCTACTGGTGTAGGTAAGACAGGTCTTTCATTAAACATAGCTCTTAACTTGGCGTTGAAGAAAGTTCCTGTATTATATATTAACCTTGAGATGAACATTGATCAGATGTTATGTCGAGTACTTGCTAACTTATCAGGTGTAACCGTAGATGAAATAGAGATTGGTAAGTATGAAGATGATTCAAGCTTTGCTAATGTTGCAAGCATAGCCAAGAAGCTTGAACAGTCAACACTGTACATGACACACAATAAGCCTAAGAACATTAGTAAGGTTATAAGTTTGATCAATAAGTATCAGAGTAAGTATGGCATAGAGGTAGTGATCATAGATTACATCGGTCACATAGAATCAGATAAGCTGTCATACAAGGAGAACAACAGGCGTATCTCTCTTGGTAGATACAATCAAGCTATCAAGAATGCATGTACTAAGCTTGGCATTAAAGCAATCGTAATAGCACAGCTCAACAGGGATGGTGATAAAGATCCAGACTTGGTTAACGTGGGTGAGTGTTGGCAGTTGGCTCAGGATGCAGACATATTTATGATCCTACATTACGAGATGATTAAGAATGCTGATCCTTCAGGGCCAGCAGAGTTTGAACAGTATTATATTAAGCTTGCTAAGAACAGGAATGGTGTATCACCAAGAACAATACATGTTAATTATAACAAGACGACACAAACTATAACGGAGGCTGACAATGGATTACGAAAAGGAAGCGTCAAAGGTTCTGGATTCAAAGGGTCACAAACCTTCACGTCCTCAAGTTCTCTCTTTGATGGGTGACATAGTTAATAATCTTTATGATGAGATTTATAATGACACCAAGGAAAATAACCCAGACCTTTCTAGTATAGAGAAGCAGAGAAAGGCGTTGGACTTTACGTTCAAAAAACTATCAGTAATTAATATGGATGAATGGCGTAAGTCCTTTGAAACAAACGGATATGTTAAGATGTATTCACCTATTCTCTCTGAGTACTTTTACTTGTGTCGTGATGAGATCTTTGATAGTATTAAGGATAAATTTGAGGAAGTCGTATACAAGGCATCTGAGTTGCCTGCTCTTAAAGAACTTGAAACGGAGGACATACAATGTCTGCACATGGGGAAGAAGGTAATGAGGGGAAGCATTCTACTCTAGAGGCAATCGTTACTAATCTGGAGTACATACTTAAAGAGCATTGCGAAAAAATTAAACTTATAGAAAGTCATCTTGTGTTCGTAAAGGAACAACTTGACGAGGATAATCCTTCTACTGTTGGCAAGGTAGAAATTGTCCAAGAAGAAACAAAAAAAGAATTCAAACAAATAGATTAATATAACTCCTGTCTCTAATCTTACAATAGTTCACCTTCGGGTGACCACCTAGTGATTGTGACTCAAAAAACAATACCAGTGTAGGAGTGTCGGAGTCAGATAACTATATCTGGTGTCAGCTTTGACAACGGAGACAGGAGTTTTCTTTTCTTATGTTACTAATAGAAATAATATTATCTAGTATTACATTAGTAAGCATATGGGCTATCACCAACCATCATCACAGTTGGGGTGTGCCTCTTGCATTTGTTACCCAAATATTTTGGGTGTGGATGTGGATTCATACAGGACAACTTGGCATCATCCTTATTGACGCAGGGATGCTGTGGATTTATGGATGTCACTTATATAAACGATGGGCTAGTATGTCTGTCTATAGGAGATGGAAACGTAATGAAAGAAATATGTAGTCTGTGTTTACAGGAAACAATACCTATTGAGGTACATGGACATATCCAATGTGAAAAATGTGGAGGTAACTACTCACCTTGTTGTTCAGGAGAAACACATTATGAGCAGGGCAAGCAGACAGAAGGGACAACGAGGGGAGAGGGAGATATGCAAGCTTCTAGCTGAGAAGCTGGGGGGTGAGTACAAGCGTAATCTCATGCAGACCCAAGAAGGTGGCTATGATGTATTGGGTCTGGATGGGTACGCTATAGAAGTAAAGTTCCAAGAGAAGTTACAGATAGAGAAGTGGTGGGAGCAAACAGTTCAACAGGCATCGGTAGAAAGATTGCCTGTTTTATTTTTCAGACGTAGCAGAGAGCCTTGGCGTGTTGTAGTACCGCATGATTATTGGTATACAAAAAACAATAGGGTGTTCCCTGTAGAAAAACGATCTACTATTTATTATTCAGTAATACCAGTAGATGATTTCATGGAGCAAGTCAATGAAGACACCAGACCTAAGACACAAACTTGAACAACCTGATGAATGTATTGAATGGTTAGGTAAGGAGCTAACAAAGATTGGTGGTAAAAAAACTAAGGCATATAAATGTTGGCAGGAAATGTTAATGTATATTGCTTACTGTGGAAAAAGAATGGAGAAAGACAATGACAATATTGTACGACTTAAAGAGGTGGTTCAACAACAACATGAAGATAACAAGAATAGGAAGGGAAAAGGTAGAGACAATGAAAAGTAATGAAGTTATATCATGGGACTTTACATACTTTACTCCAACAGAACTATCGTGTAAGTGTGATAAGTGTACTCCTTATGGTGAGTTAGGTGTAAGCTTTAAGCTAGTAGAAAAGCTAGAGCAATTAAGGAAGTTATACAAGTTGCCGATAAAAATTAACAGTGGCTTTAGATGTAAGGATCACCCCCTAACGATATCACGCCCTGAGTCCAAGGGAATCAGTAGTCATGCCAAAGGTTTAGCTGCGGATATCTCTGCCAGAACTAGCAGAGAAAGATATGCGTTGGTACAACTAATAATGAAACATGATTTGTTCTCCAGAATAGGTGTGTCTGGTAAGGATGGTTTTATCCACGTGGATATAGATCGAGATAAATCTGATCAGCTTATTTGGGTTTACTAAATGACCTCCGTTACAATATCCCCAAAGAAAGTCCCACCGTTCGCTGAAGATAAGCCTACTATCTTCTTAGCCATAGGAACAGCCGCAGTGTAGGCGTTTTCAAACTCAGGTTGGAAGGCACACTCATCCGAGATCACCAGACTAGCCGTGTGAGATCGGATGATGTGTCCCCCTTCTGGTATCCCCCATACAATACTCCCATTAGCGAACCTCATCTTAGCGTAACTGCAATCCACAGGATTCATTTCTTTAACCCACGTGGGAAGGTGATGATACACAAATGACATGCGAGAGTTCTCTGGTTTCTTGTCGTATACCAGCGATGCTGCATCCTCTTCCTTCTTACTCTGTATGAATATAGATTGGTGCGGAAAGAATAAAGCTAACCATAGAGCATACAGTATCATCAGCCAAGACATACGGATCTGTCTACTCTTGGGTATAAATATTCTGCTT